ACACGGTAACACCCTCTGATAGGTAAGTAAAGTAACACTTCGAAAACCTCCCGAGAAATCGGGAGGTTTTTGTTTTAAGATAAATATTATTATGACCAGTTGTTCTGCAGATATAAATCCACTTTATAATAGTTACTTTCGATTGATTTTTGGAAGAGGAACTAAGCAAATGGAACTAATGTGTCAGAGGGCAAATTTGCCGGGTATATCGGTTCCAGATCAGCCTCAACCAACAACACTAGGAATTACCATTCCAGTACCAACATTAGTGGCATCATTTGAAACACTAAATGTTGAATTTATTGTAGATTCAAAATTAACCAACTGGCAATCTTTATATGGTTGGATAAGAAATCTCACAAATATTCAAACTGTAGAAAATTATAACTTGCCAGGTGGTTATCAAGATTGGCACCATCAAGCAAATTTATATGTTTATAATCCAGCTGATAACTGTGAAATTTTAAGAGCAACATTTCATTATATTATTCCAACAAGATTGAGTGGCTTGGTATTCCAAGCAGATAGCTCAGATGCATTGATACAAAAGGCTACATGTAGCTTTAAGTATTCTTACTATAATTTATGGGTTGATGATGAAGAAGTTCCAGAAGATTGGACTGGTGGACTTTAAAGATAATCCATAGGATTGTCTGACCAGCTTTCAGGGTCTTCTGGTGGGTTCTCAGGATTATAAGGTAACTTATTAGTTTCTGGTTTGATTCTACGGCGTTTCTTCTTCTTGGGTTGAGTGTCTGGCTCTTCTTCTGGTTGAGGCTGTATAAACGATTCTACATCTTCCTCTTCTATATCTTCTATAGCTTCACCTTCAAAATTTTCAATAAGATCGTTTACAAAAGTAACAAAATCTTCGTTATTGAATAATTCATTTAATAATTCAAGCCCGTGTTCTGGACCCATACCTTCGTGTGTTGGTGGTAACATAGCCAACTTTGGATCGTTTTGTATTAAAATTAAATAAGCCTCATACATTTTTGTAAGTTCATCATTAGGTTCCCCAGAATAAACAATCGAAGTTCTTGGAACAAACATGAGTGAATTTTTTAAATTATAAAGATAATTAACAAGTTTTACAAATTCAACATATTCACCCTCTGGTGTTTTGGTTGCATAATTTGCGAGCAATGCGGGAACTCTTATACTGATGTGTGTTTGGTTCACTTCTGTAACGAAGCCTATTAATTCTTCGCCAGTTATTAGTTTAACAACTCTTAGTGAACCCGAGAGACTATCTTCGGGAAGTGAATCGGACATATAAATGTCCTCCCTTCCTTACTATTTATCCTTTGTCATTTCTGAAAACGACATTGAATGAATGTCGAAATCAAATTTTTCTTTTTTGTATATTTTAATTCTTTCTTCAAAGTGTCTGAAGACATGATTTTTGTGTGATTTCCAACAAAGATCATCAACAATGTCATATACTTTTAGTGTTTTCTTTCTTGCTGATACTCTTAGACCACGACCAATGCTTTGAAGAAGCCTTATAACCGATTTAGTAGGTGAAGCAAAAATAATATTGTCAAGATTGACAATGTTAATGCCAGCACTAGTAGTCCCAAAGCTTGCAACCAAGATGGCGTCTTTTTCTGTATCGATGATTCTGCGTATGTGTTCTCTTGCGTCTGCTTCTGTTTTTCCGTGTATGAGATATACTTTGCGATCCGTTCCCGCTGCTTCCAAGAGAGCTGCGAGTGGTTTCCCGTGGTCTTCGACGTAATTAAAGAGGATAAGGGTATTCCCTTTGGTGCGGAGTGCAAGTTGCTTGATGAATTCGTTTCTTTTTTCATTCGTAACGATCCATTTTATTTCATCGGCGTACCTTTGTTTTTTGATGAATTGTTTTTCCTCTTCTTTATATTTAAGTAAAATACAATCTATACTCAAGGTGGCCAGAAGACCTTTGTTCATCAAATTTTTTGTGTGAATAAACTGAACTGCTGGACCTAAAATGCCCTCAATGCTTAATCTATGTGCTTGTGTTTGTTGAAGTGTACCAGTAGTTCCAATTCTAAACCACGCCTTTGAAAGCTTTTGACCGATAAAATTTATTGATTCTGCTTTTGCTTGGTGACATTCATCAAAAAAGATGGCATCGAATTGGTCAAACCATTGTTTTGGTAATTTGTAAATGGATTGCCATGTAGAGATTACGATTTGTTTATTCGTATCCTTTTCTTCACCAGCACTTATTTTATGAATAAATTTTTTACAAGACCAAGATTTATCTTTGGTAGAATAATCAAAAAAGTCTGATTCCATTTGATTCACCAGACCAACCGTGGGAACCAATATGAGTATTTTGCGATCTAATTTTAATACGGATTGAAGCAGACGGACCAATACGTATATTATCAAACTTTTTCCCGAACCAGTAGGTGAAATCAGCACACATCTGTGATGATTCAAAGCATGAAGTATAGCCTTTTGTTGATGGTCGTGCATCTTCACTGCTTGTTTCTTTACAGAAACCTGCAATAAATCGTAAAACTGTGTAAGTTTCTCCTCTGTTGTACATAGAGGATTTTTGCTCTCTTTTATATTTATAGTGTATGCTCGGTCTTTGCAAAATTTTTCCAAATAGACTTTTAACCCACGTGGAAGTGTTGAAGATAAAATGTCATAAAGACGAATTTTTCCATCCCATATTCTTTTTTTGTACATGGGCATATATTGAGCACCCGGAACCATAAATGAAAAATAATCACGCAGCTCTTGTTTTACGCCTTTGTCGGCTTTTACAAAATACCGAACTTCATCTATAGATTCAACTTCAATATCCACATAATATTTATACTATACCATTCATCATTTTTTGCCAATCAATTGCAGACTTGATGGCAAAATTACGGTTGTTAAGTCCCTTTAAAAACTCTTCAACCATTTTTATTTTGATTTCTGTTACTGAAATTTTTGACTTTAATTCAATAAGTTTTGGATCTGCTTCCATAAACTTATCTACATCAGTTTTCAAAATGTCTAAATCAAACGCTTCTTCACTCCACTGTTCTAATTCTTCTTGGGAAGCTTTACCAGTATAAATTTTCCACTTGCGCAAACGGTGTATTGCAAATTCATGTTGGTACTTTGTCAAAAGTAATTTAAAATCTGTAAGCTGATTAAGATACTTTGAGTGTATTTGAGGTATCTTAAGAGACTCTATACCTAACTCAGTAGAGTCTATTTGAGAGTCTTTAGTTACAGAGTTCTTTAGTTCTTCTAGATTCATCTTTAGTATTGTTCTTTAAAGTTCTTTTTAAGAGAACTATAGAGTATCTTATGATAAAGTCAAATAAATATATTTGACAATTATTTAAAGTAAACTATAATACCTGTGAGGACTACTGATGCAAATTGATTTGCGTGAAATACCTGTAGTGTGGATAAATTTAGATACGGCCACACAAAATGCAAAAATAATGAATGAAAGATTTGAAAAATATGGATTTAAAAATACCCATAGAAAATCAGGTCTAATAATTCCACCGCCATATCCTGTACATCCTAGTATATCACACTTTATGGGTTGTGGACAATCACATATTGATATTTTAAGTGATACAAATTACGACTGTCCTCTTCTTATTTTAGAAGATGATATAGAATTTGCAGATAATTTTAATCCTGTTATAGAAGTTCCTGATGACTCAGATGGAGTGTATCTTGGAATATCTCATGGTGGTAATTGCTATAAAACTAAAAAAGTAAATGATGAATATTATAGAATTGCTGGAGTTTTAGCTGCACATGCAATTTTATACATCAACCCAAAATTTAGAGAAGACATGAAAAATGTTGGATTACATTGTCTTTATAATTTAAAACAACCATGGGATATGGGTACTGCAGCAATTCAGCATACTTATAAAATATATACACCAATAAAACCCCTGGTCTACCAAAGTAACGATAGAGAAAACGCAAATAAGTGGCAAGGTCTAACAGATTTTGGATTAGAAAATAGAGAAAGTGAATTTGAATGATTACTTTTAATTTAATTGGGCGATATGGTAGATTTGGAAATCAAATGTTCCAATATGCAACTTTATATTCTATCGCTAAAACTAGAAAATATGAATTTGGTATTCCTTATAAAAATAAATCTGACAATCCATATTTAAATTTTTGTCTTGACGAAGCGTTTGAAAATTTATCAGCAAAAGATAGTTCAGATGTAACACCAATACAAAGAGCACGGGAAAATCAATTTGAATATAATGCAGGTATTTTTGGTATACCAGACAATACCGATATACATGGCTATTTTCAGAGTGAAAAATATTTTAAAGACTATAGAAATCAACTATTAAAAGAATTTACATTTAAACCATCTATTGTAGAAAAAGCATTAAATGTAAGAAGTGTAACCAAAGAACCTGTTATTTCAATTCATCTAAGACTTGGTGATTATAAAAAATTAGTTGGAAAACACCCAGTAATGGAAAAAAAATATTATCAAGAAGCATTGGAGCATCTTCCAAAAGATTTGTTGATTATAGGCTTTAGCGATGAACCAGAAGAGGCATCAAACCTTTTTAATTCTTTGAATAGAAAATATTTTGTTACTAACCCGGATGACTCTTACACAGATATGTGCACTATGACTATGTGTAATTATCACATCATAGCAAATAGCAGTTATAGTTGGTGGGGTGCATGGTTAAGTGAAAGTAAAAAAGTAATTGCACCACATAATTGGTTCGGTGAAGACGATGTAATGCCTAAAAATTGGTCTGACATATATTGCAAAGAATGGATGGTAATTTGATGTTATTTGATATTACACCTTTTATAAAAAAACCAATAAATGGTATTATCCAAATTGGAGCACATTTGGGAAATGAATACGAAAATTTAAAACAAATTTCTCCAAATTTTTTAATGTTTGAACCTCAAAAAAAAATATATGAAAAATTAAATCAAAAACTAGGTTCCAATAAAAATGTAACTATTGTAAATGCTGCGTTAGGATCAGAAAAAAAGAAAGAGGTAATGTACACAGAACAAGTTAATCAAGGTCAATCTAGTTCAATTTTACCACCAGCATTACATTTATTACAATATCCAACAATTCAATTTAATGATGCTGAAGAAGTTGACGTTATAAGTTTAGATGAATATATAAAACAAAACCCAAATAACTATAATTTAATGACTTTAGATGTTCAAGGTTATGAATTAGAAGTTCTTAAAGGTTGCAAACTAGTTTTAAAACAAGTTGATTACATTTTATGTGAAGTAAATAGAGCAGAATTATACCAAGGTTGCCCAATGGTGGAAGAAATTGATGAATATTTAAAAGATTATAATTTTAAAAGAGAAATTACTAGCTGGGATGGGCATACTTGGGGTGATGCTTTTTATATTAAACAATGAATAATATTGTAGAAATATCAGCATATGGTAGTCCATTTAAACACGATGTTACATCATGTCATAATATACCACCAAAAAATTTTAAATGGGTTTATGATAAAATTTCAAAAAATGAAATAGAAGTATATTTGGATTATGATATTTTGGGGGGATTTAAAAGTAAAAATCCAAATAAATTTTTATGGATATGTGAATCAAAAAGTATTATACCATCTCAAATAAAACTATTACAAAAACATACAATAGAATTTCAAAATGCATATAAGTGTATTTTTACACATGATTATGAATTATTAAAACTTGGTGGAAATTTTAAATACTGCCCACCAGCAGCAAATCATACTTGGGTTGTTGATAGAGGAATACATCCAAAATCTAAAATGATTTCCATGGTATCTTCTGGAAAGAACATGTGTACAGGACATAAATATAGAAACAATAAAATGAAAGAATTTCAAAACAGTGGTTATTTGATTGATTATTATGGTAGATCTTTTAATCCTTTTTCTAAAAAAGAAGATGTTCTTAAAGAGTATTATTTTTCAATAACTATTGAAAATGAAAGTTATTCAAATTATTATACAGAAAAATTAATGGATTGTTTTGCTTGTGGGACAATACCAATATACCACGGAACACCAGAAATAGATAAAATGTTTAATATGGATGGTATTATATTGTTAAATGATAATTTCAACATAAATATGTTGACTGTTGATTATTATTATAGTAAACTGAATGCAATTAAAGAAAATTATGAACTTTGTTTAAATCATCAAACGTCAGATGATTTTTTATACGAACAAATTATAGGGTGTATATAAATTATATGAATCATTTAGAAATTAATAAAAAAGCTGGAACTATTTTTATCCAAAATGAAAATATAAACGAATGGGTGTGTATGTGGAAACACAATGCGTTTGATAAGCATAAGGGGGCAAATAAAATATTTGTTGAAACTGGAACCAATACAGGAAACGGAATAGCAAATGCCTTTGGTGTTGGTTTTAAAAATATTTACAGCATAGAAATTGATAATTCTTTATATCAAAATTCTGTATTAAGATGGCAACACAAACCGAGTGTTAAAATATATAATGGCCCAACTTCCACAATCATTGAAAATATATTGAAAGAAATAAATGAACCATGTTTTTTTTGGTTAGATGCTCACTTTAATACAAGTAAACCAACCTACGAAGAACTGGCATTTATTAAAGAACATGGTATAAAAAATCACACAATTTTAATTGATGACATATCAAGATATTTTGATAGATCTCACATAGAAAAAACAATTTTGGATATTAATCCACAATATCAGTTTTTTTATGAGCCTACCCCAAACCACCCGCAAGAAATTTTAGTAGCAAAAATATTATGATTAAATTAGTAGAACTAGGAAACCATTACATTTCAGACTTTATAAAGTCTGATTCAGATTATATCAATAGAAAAAAATTTAGTTTAGATGTTGTTTTAGATGAAAAAATAGGAGCTGGCAAATTGATGAATGTAGCTCCTAAAGAAGAAATGTGGGGCAAATATTGGTATAGGTCTGGTATTAACCTATCTATGACCGAACAGTTAAAAGATGTTGCTACAGAAATTTGCAGTAGAATTAAATTTAAAAAGGGTGATATATGGTTAGATATTGCATGCAATGACGGAACTTTATTTAAATTTATACCAAATGAATTTATAAAACTTGGAATAGATCCCTGTGATGACACCTATTATTTTGAATCTTGTAAATTAGCAAATAGAGTTGTTCAAGAATACTTTTCTGAAGAAGCATATAAAAAAACGGGTTATGGAAAAGAAAAGTGTAAAGTAATAACAACAATTGCAATGTTTTATGATTTAGAAGATGCTAATCCATTTATTAAAGATATAAATAAAATTTTGGATGATAATGGTGTATGGATCATACAACTTTCATATACACCATTGATGTTACAACAATTAGCATTTGACAACATTTGTCATGAACACAATTATTATCATTCACTATCAAGTCTTAAAAAATTATTTGAAAAACATGAATTAAAAATTGTAGATGCATCGTTGAATGATACCAACGGTGGAAGTGTTAGAATTTATATTCAAAAAAATAATGCTACACCAGAATCATTCGCAAACGGACCTCTAAGAGATGTTTGTAATTTTAGAGTTCAATCTCTTTTAAGTTATGAAAAAAATAAATTTGATATAAGTGACCCAAAAGTTTGGGAAGAGTTTTTTATTAAAATAAAAAATTTAAAACAACAAACTGTTGATTTTATTACAACAGAAAAATCAAAAGGTAAAAAAATATGTGGATATGGGGCATCAACTAAAGGAAATACTTTACTACAGTGGTTTGGATTAGACAACACCTTAATCGATGCAATTGCAGAAAAGTCCCCGTATAAATTTGGATTAAAAACAATCGGAACAAATATTCCAATTCTGTCTGAACAAGAGGTTAGAGATTTAAAACCAGATTATATGTTGATTCTACCTTGGCATTTTATAAAAGAATTTATAGAAAGAGAACAAAAGTATTTGGATTCAGGTGGAAAATTTATAGTTCCGTGTCCAGAATTTAAAATTTATGAAAAATAAATTATGTTTGATAAACCAACCAGCTGGCTTGGGTGATATTTTATTATGTCAAAAAATAGCAAAACATTATGTTGAAAACAACTACAGGGTATTGTGGCCAGTTGAGCCAGTATATTCTTATGTATCAGAATATATAAAAAATAAAAATGTAACATTTTGTTCTTTAGCTGATGATTTTGAATATAAAAATTTTTATCTAAACAACTTTGAAACATCTTCAATTTATGAAGATGAAAACATACTTTATGTTCCAATAAGAAATGCCGACCGAGTAATAAAAACAAGGTCAATGCTTTATGCCAAATATGAATATGTTAATATAAATTCAGACAATTGGCTTCATTCATTTGATTTAATTAGAAATGAAGATAGGGAAAACGAATTAATTAAAAAATTAAATTTAAATCTTTTGGAAGATTATATCGTTGTAAATAAAACTTTTGGAACACCTCCTTTTACTGCTTCAAATAATTCTATTAATCCAAATACAAATTATAAAACCATAGAAATGAAAATTTTAGGATGGGAAAGAATTTTTGATTGGTTTAAAGTATTGGATAATGCAAAAGAGATTCACACTGTTGATACGAGCCTAACACTCTTGTTGGCAAAGTTACACATCAAAAATGTATCAATTTATGAACGTGTTCGTGGTTCAAGTGCATCCTATTTAAAACCCAATGAAAATTATATTCATAAAAAATTATTTTGTGATGAATGGAATTATTACACAAATTTAACTAGTGATGGTTTTTAAATGACAAAACGGGCTTTCATAACAGGTATATCTGGACAAGATGGTTCCTATCTTTGTGAATTTTTATTAGAAAAGGGTTATGATGTTTTTGGAATTATTAGACCCAATACAAAAAATCTTTTTAATTTAAAAAAATGTTTGCCATATATAAAAATAATTGAATGTGATATAAGAGATAAAAAATTAAAAAACATTATTTTGGATAATAATCCAAATGAATTGTATCATCTGGCTTCAGAAAGCCACATTTCGTATGAAAATATACCCCAAACAATTGAAACTATTTCAACAAGTACAATTTTAATTATGGATATTTTAAAAAATAATTTACCAGATTGTAAAATGTTTAATGCTGGTAGTTCTCAGATGTATGGGTATTCGCGGGATAGTGATGGTTATCAGAGAGAAAAAACACAATTCAATCCTGTTAATCCTTATGGGTGTAGTAAGTTATTGTCCTATAATATATCTTTAATTTATAGAAATAAATTTAAATTAAATGTTACAAATGGATTTCTATTTAACCATGAGTCTCCTAGAAGAGGAGATAATTTTGTGACTACCAAAATTATTAAAGATGCAATAAAGATTAAAAAAGGAACACAAACACAGATTACTTTAAAATCTTTAAATGGACACAGAGATTGGAGTCATGCAAAAGATTTTGTTGAAGGTATGTGGTTAACACAACAAAAACAATCTGATGATTACGTTTTTGCATCTGGTCGCATGTCTTCTGTTGAATATGTGTGTAATTATGTTTTTGATAAATTAAATTTAAATTTTAAAAAATATTCAAAAGATATACAAATGACATCATCTGAGGATGAACCAAAATTATTAGGAGATCCTACTAAATTGAAACAACAAACGGGTTGGAAACCAAAATATACTTTAGAAAGTATGTTGGATGAAATGATAGATCACCATTATGAGTGTATGTCATGATAGATATTTGTGTTGATGAAGCTTATGCTTTTGATTATCATTCAATATTTCATTTAAAGTATAATGAAAATTATATTCCCAAATCATCTATTGAAATTATTTCTAAAAAAATAATAGACCAAATAGGAAATAATCTTTTTATAGAAATAATTAATTCTCAAGAGTATAAAAATTTATATGAAGCAAATAAAAAAACATTTGATGCAGTAGATAAAGCAAAAACTAACCAAGTTACAGCAAAATATGTTGATCAGTGTAATTATGGTAGAATGATAGCAAAAAAAGATTTACAAAAAAAATTTTTTAATACCGAGCTGATTGAAAAAAAAATAGGATATACAAATGAGTAAACAAAAAATATCTGTTGTTGTTACTGGAAGAAACGATGACTATTCAGGAAATCTTCATCAAAGAATGATTCCTTCTTTAAACTCTTTTTTAAAATATTACGATGAAGTTATTTACGTAGATTTTAATAGTATTGATGGATCATATTTTGATAAAATAAAATCAAATATCGATAAAACAAATAAATTAAAAGTAATAAATGTTTCACCCGAACAATGTATCGGGCTATCAAAAGATTTTGATAATAAATTTATAGAAGTTGTTGCTAGAAATATTGGAATACGGCGAGCCTCTGGAGATTTTATTTTAAGTAGCAATCCCGATATTATTTGCTCAAGACCATCAGATGATCAATTGAATAATAACACTATGTTTGCAGGGGCAAGAAGAGATGTTCCTATTGAATTCTATACATCAATGGATCATGGTATTTTGGAAGAGAAGTTAATGTCATTAATGAATCTTTTTATAAAAAAACCTAGGGTGTTGGATGAATATGGAAATCCAATTTGGGATCCAAATGATAGATGGTCAGTTGTTGTTTGCTGTGGAGATTATCAGTTAGCACATCGAAACGTTTGGTACGCTATAAAGGGATTTGAAGAAAGTGCCACAGGCAGATGTTATGCAGACTCTAATTTAATGAAAAAGGCTTCATTAACTGGTTTTGATATAAAAGAGATAACTTTACCAATTTTTCATTTAAATCATAATACAGAAAAATACATAAAAAACGATAAAGAAACTCCAAAAAATTGTCAAATAGCTTATGTTCAAAATTTTATAAAAACAACAAATTCAGATGATTGGGGTTATTCTGATATAATTTTTGATGAAATTATTTTTTAAAAAAATTACTTGTAAAAACAATTTTTAATCTTATATTATTTAAATAAACTTATGAAAAAAATTATTGTAACAACAACGATACAGTCACCAACTAAAGCAACAAAATTATTTGCAAAAAAGAAAGGATGGGATTTAATTGTCGTAGGAGATACCAAAACACCACACGAAGAGTATTCAAAAATTAATTGTGAATATCTTACACCAGAATTTCAAGAAAAAACATATCCAGAATTAAGTCAGTGTTTAGGTTGGAAAACAATTCAAAGAAGAAATCTTGGTTTTGTTCATGCCTATAAACTGGGTGCAGATATTATTGCAACCGTCGATGACGATAACATTCCTTATGATTTTTGGGGTGAAAATTTGTTTGTTGGCAAAGAGGTTGAAGTAGATTATTATGACTCAAGTGAAATTGGTGTATTTGATGCTTTGAGTGTTACAAATAATAAAGATTTATGGCACCGAGGATTTCCAATTGAAAAACTTTTACAAAAAAACAATGTTTCATATCTAGGAAAAAAAATTGTAAAGGTTGATGTGCAAGCTGATTTGTGGGATGGTGATCCTGATATAGATGCTATGTGTCGTCTAACAAAAAAACCAATTGTAAAATTTAATATAAGTAATCCATATACAAGCAATACATTGACACCATTTAATAGTCAAAATACATTTTTATCAAGAGAGATGATAAAAAATTATATGGTTTTGCCATATGTCGGTAGAATGGATGATATTTGGGGCGCTTATATTTTACAACAAAAAACAAATTGTAATGTTGTATTTAATAGAGCCTCTGTATATCAAGAAAGAAATGTTCAAGATTTAATTATAAATCTTGAAAAAGAAATAATTGGTTATAGAAATACTATGTCAGTTATAAATAAAAAGTATACCCTCTCAGAGGAAACAGAAAAAGCTTACAAAATTTATTGTAATCAATTTAATTAAAAGGATTAAAAATGAAAAAAGCATTAGTATGCGGTGGTGGTGGATTTATCGGTGGTCACCTAATAACCAGATTAAAAAAAGAAGGATATTGGGTTCGTGGAGTTGACATTAAAAAACATGAGTATAAAAATACAGATGCTGATGAATTTTTTGTGTTTGATTTGCGTGATCCAATTAATGTGCAAAAAGCATTGACTTTAGATTCAAGTTCAAGTACGTTTGATGAAGTATATCAATTAGCAGCAGACATGGGTGGTGCAGGATATATTTTTACCGGAGATCATGACGCAGATGTTATGCACAATTCTGCTTTGATAAATTTAAATGTTGCGCACGCAGCAATGCAATTTGCAAATAAACCAAAGATTTTTTATTCTTCGTCTGCTTGCATGTATCCTGAATACAATCAATTAGATCCACAAAATCCAAAATGTTCTGAAGATTCTGCATATCCAGCAGCACCCGATAGCGAATATGGATGGGAAAAACTATTCAGTGAAAGATTGTATTTGGCATATAATAGAAATTATGGTCTTCCTGTTCGAATTGCAAGATTCCATAACATTTATGGACCATATGGATCCTGGAATAATGGAAAAGAAAAAGCTCCTGCGGCTATTTGCAGAAAAGTTGCGGAAGCGGAAGACAACGGTTTTATTGAAGTTTGGGGTGATGGAAAACAAACCCGTTCATTTTTATTCATAGACGAATGTTTAGAAGCTGTTCGTAGATTAATGGAATCAGATTTTACAGGTCCTGTTAATATTGGATCGGAAGAAATGGTTTCTATTAATGAACTAGCTAATCTTGTTATTGGATTGTCTGGAAAAAATGTAAAAATAAAAAATTGTCCAGGCCCAGAAGGAGTGCGGGGAAGAAATTCGGATAATAGCTTAATTTTTGAAAAGTTAGGTTGGAAACCAAATAGTCCATTAAAAGATGGTATAACAAAAACTTATGAATGGATAAATTATAAAGTACAAAATACAATGTCTTATTTGACATAATGGTATATCTGTAGCATAATTAATATGTGAAAAAGTCTAAAAGAAAAAAGAAAAATCCATCTGATGCTGATTATGTAGATAATCAGCAATTATATGATGCTTTAGTTGAATACAAAAAGAAAACCAAGGAAGCTGAAAACTCAGGTAGAAAAAAACCCAAACTACCAGACTATATTGGTGAATGTATTTTAAAAATAGCAAGCAGATTGTCTTATAGACCAAATTTTGCAAACTATCCTTATAGAGATGAAATGGTATCAGATGGTGTTTTAAATTGTGTAACATACATAGACAACTTTGATCCCAAGCTTTCAACCAGCCCATTTGGTTACCTAACCCAAATATGCTGGTTTTCTTTTGTTCGTATTATAAACAAAGA